TATGCCATCGTTGGACAACCACAAACACAAGTGGTTGAATTCCTTTTAGAGAGAACATAACATGCCTGCCACCCCATCGAATCTAACGTCATTAGATTTCTTCGAGATTAAGGAGTCCATTAAGTCATATCTCAGAACAAGACCTGAGTTTAGTGATTATGACTTTGAAGGATCTAGTGCATCATACCTAATAGACACATTAGCGTACAATACTTATTACAGCGCATTCACCGCTAACATGTCGATGAATGAAGCGTTTCTAGAATCAGCGACAGTAAGAGATAACGTTGTAAGAATTGCAAAGCAGATAAACTATACACCTAGATCAATAAAGGCAGCAAAAGCATGTGTTCGTATTACTGCACAGGCAGCAGTATTACCTGGTGGTCAGAGTTACCCTGATAGTATTACTATTAAGAAGGGTGATGTGTTTATATCTGAGATCAATGGTGAGACATTTACATATGCTCTTACAAGAGACACACAAGCAACAGTTGACCAAACTACTGGATTAGCAACATTCTCTCAACTCATAATCTATCAAGGTAACTTTGTTACTTTCAATTATACAGTTGATGACACTGCTAAGGCAAACTATGTAATTCCTGCTGAGGGAGTTGATACTGAGTTACTTACAGTATCTGTAAAACCAAATGAACAGTCTGCTGAGATTGATGAATACTCTCTATCATCAAACGTAACAGCATTGACTGCAACTTCTCGTGTTTACTTTTTAGAAGAGACAGAAGATCTTAGATACAAGGTAATATTTGGTGATGGAGTTCTAGGACGTAAGTTAATTGATAATGAGTTTATTGTATTAGAGTACATTACTACTGATGGACCAAAAGCAAACGGTGCTAATAAGTTTAGTTTCATAGGTCAAGCAGTAGATGTCACAGGACGTGCTGTATTACCCTCTCAGATGTCCCTAGCAACGATTGACAGCAGTCAAAGTGG